TGGGCGAGCCATGGGGTTGTTTCAGATACACGACGCCGCAGTTATTGATTCGGGTTTTGTTTTAGAGTCAAGAGAGGAATTGCTATACGAAAGAACTAACACGCTAGTGGCCATTTATTATCTATATGGAAGATACAAGAAAACTAAAAATAAATGGTGCGCAGTATCGGCTTTTAATAGGGGGCTTGGCAATTTGACGAGTTATTCGATTAGAAAGAGTTGTCGAGATCACGAATATGTAATGAAAGTTAAAAAAGCTATGGGAGGCTTATGATTGGATTAGTTGAAACCAGAGTCGAAGAACTTGAAACATTGTTTAAAGAGTTGTCGAGGGCCGAAAAATTAGGCGATAAAGAGCTATTCAAGCAGGCCAAACTGGCATTAAAAAACACGACGGTTGCCAAGCGCAACTTAATCACCGGGCTTAAGATCCTTGTAACTTGCGGAAAAAGAGACGCTAAGGAACTGGAGAAATGGCGATGAGCAAAAGTATAATATTTGGGTGCGCGGTTCTATACGTAGTTGTACAACTTTCCTCATGCGTTACGCAGCCTAAAAACAACTATAAACCAACCAATGCAGACAAGATTATCAATTGTATAAAGAAGATGGGCGAAGATAGAAGTCTAATAGGTAGGCATAAAATTTGTGCTGAGATATACAAACAAAAGGATTGATTGTGGAATGGAAAAACAAATACAAGGTGCCGGACCATGTGATTGAATATCTGGTAAAAGACAGGGGCTTAAGTGTGGGGGAAGTGGCAACGGTTGCCATGATGCCATTCTTCGAGGATTTGTACGGATGCCCGGATTCGATAGCTAGCGCGTGTGTCCAAGAAAAGTATTCTGAGGAAATGATCATGAGTATGGCAGGACTGGCAGTGGACAGATATTTAAGGCGTGAAAAGGGAATAATAACAGGTGCAGGCGAGCAATACTGCTAACGATTAGAGTCGGCTTGTATCAGGGGTCATAGTTAATTCCAAGGTGCTATGGCCCTATTTTTAGGAGAGACTATGAAAGCAATCCAAGAACTAAAATGAGTGAGCACCCATCGTTAACAAAGATTAAGAACCACCCGTCAAGCGTTTGTCGAGATTGTGTCAATTTACGAAAAGATTGTGGCATTGTTTCGTCAAGAACAATACAAAAAGGCAAGGCCAAGGATAGAATGGGGCAGAGAGATTACGTGATGAGTTGCGCGGAATACGATAAATTGGTATTATAAGAAAAACATTTAAAATTGTTTCTCTGGTGCTCATGGAAGAGCGGTCAGAGTTTTATACATTATAATGAATGTTTTGTGAAAAATTGTGCATGATAATGAACGTTATGCGTTGCGCTTTAGCGAAATTCGGATATGTGCTATCATAGACTAGTGCGACAAACTCTCAGAGATACCAGGACGGAATAATAGAATACTTTGTTTTGGAGATTGCCACTTCCCCTATGGGCACGTTGACACATTAGAATTTCTCACCCGAATTAAAGAACTATATCAACCTACGCGCGTAGTTCACCTTGGTGACGAGGTAGATAATCACTGTATATCATTCCACGCAACTGATAATGACCTGCCTTATTCAGCTTCTACCGAATTAGAAACGGCAAAGCGGCATATGATGGGCCTATACGAATTGTTTCCTGTTTGCGACGTACTGCATTCAAACCACGGAAGCCTGGCATTGAGAAGAGCGAAGGTTGAGGGCATTCCGATGCAATATATTAGGGATAACAAAGAAGTCCTTGATGCTCCCGATGGATGGAAATGGCACTTCGAATTAGTTGTTAATTTACCGAACGGATTAAAGTGCATGTTCGTACATCAACTATCAGCGAACGTGTTGCAGGCTGCGAAGGACAAAGAAATGAGTTTAGTCGAAGGTCATCACCACTCAAAACAGGTTATTCATTATTGGGGAGCAGAAAAAAATCCAAACTTCGCAGTTATCCCAGGATGTTTAATTGACAACAAATCGCTTGCCTATGCTTATAACAAAACGCAGTCAAAGTCTCCAAGGCTTGGCGCAATGATGATACTCAATGGCGATCCAATTATAATACCAATGCGACTTAGCAAAAATGGTAGATGGGTAGGCAGGAAAAGATGAGAAAGAAAAGGTGGAATGTTTCAGAATTGTACTTGATCCGCTTTATGGATCATTCGACATGCAGCGACAAACCGATCATATTTGATATAGTTGGTTATCTTGTAGAAAATAAATCAAAGTATATAGTTTTATCGAATTGGAAAGCTACCGAGGATTGGTTATCTCACATAGAGAAAGATGTGATTGTAAAAAGCACGATAATTAGTATTGAAAATCTTAGCGTTTCTTCCCGTTGCTCTTGTACTTCTTCTTGACCCAATTATAAATAGACCGATGCCATTTGGCTAGCTCGCCCCATTCTTTAGGCTTGAACCCGACTAGTTTTTCGCAGTATTCAATTGGATGAATTATGTTTTCTGAAATTGCACCCGATGATTCTTTTTTTATTTCGTACATATGACAAATACAAGCTTGATGTTCTACAGATACAATGCATCTTTCTTGCGGCGCTATCGTTGGGAACGCGCAGCTATGGGAGATCAGCAAAAGCACTATCAATGTCAGCAAGTGACGTAGCATTTTCGAGCTCCTTAACTTTTTTATCTATCTCTATTTTTTCGAATATAAGTTTGCCCTCTCCGACAAGATCTTCGATTGCGGGCCATATAAAATATTTAATTGCTATTTTGATTAGAAAAGAAACTAGCCAGCCAAGCGGTCCAGCAAGAGAGCCTAGCTTAACCAATGCAAACTCTATCGCTCTCTTGGTAATTACGTCAAGAGTTATCGATTCGCCAATGTCAAGCAGGCCCTGTAGGTTCACTACTTGTTAGAGATAGCGTTCTTAACCATTCCCATAACCTTGATGATCATGTCGAATACGCCGTTACTTTTCACTGAAGGGATAAGTGCCAGCCCTTCCGAAATCCCCAACAAGCAAGTTAAAATAATTAAAAGTGTTTCCATTAAGTTCTCCTGGAGTTGTTACTAGTAGATTAAATTCTATTATGGATAAGGCCTTAAGGCAAGACTAGTCGCGAATGTATATATCACAATGCACAACGTGACAGTTCTCATAAGCAAAGGTAAACTCAAATATCTCTTCGCACGAATACTGAAACCAAGTCCAGTCAACATGCGTCGGGCAAACCAAGTCTAATGCCATTCCTATCATGTGCGTTGATTGCTTCGCGCCCTGTACATCAAAATTATGCAAGCAGCAGCGATGCCCAGAGTTTATTTGTATAGCTTCGCCCCAAATTAGCCTTAAAATTTCGAATTTCTCAAGCAATTCAGTATCATAAAATAAAGCCTTACATCTTGGGTCGCCGCAATTACATTCTATTTCATAGCTTTTAACATGAGCACTTAACTGAACATCGAGTCCTTTCTTCATTCGCTTTAGCACGATTGCCTCCAATCTAAGAGTAGCTTATAAATGGCGTCAACTTTTCGCTCTACTCTGTCATCTGTTTTATCTTGGTAATCGTTGCGTTCATGCAATTCGATAATGTTTTCCCTAAGATCACTCATTTCTGACTGCGTCGGGATAAATGAAGAGGCTATCCACGCGAGGATAACAACTATTAGTCCTGTTATTACTGCTTTCATGTTATTCCCAGGTAAGTTTAGTTATTTTAACTTGTGCGAAAATCTGGTCATTCCCAAAAGAGTTACCCGATCCAAACCCGTTTGTTGCCTGAGTTGTTTGTCCATAGTGCTCTATTCGATAAGTCGTAGCTTCTGAAATATCTATAGTTGTTTCAATGCATGAGCTTATTGAACTTAGATCAGCCCCGGCATATTCGCTAGTTCCATAAGTAATGGCTGCGCTGCCTGAAACGCTATACAAGCGTGATTGATGACCATCAACGTCGAGCGCAGGGGATTTTGCCGATATCTCATACTTCCCAGCAGGTAAGGTAAATTGATTTGTCGCTAGCGAGCACCAAGAAATGTCTCCCTCTAATGTATTTAAATCTCTAGTTTGCCACGCGCCACTTGTGAAAGTTCCACCAGCAGTTCCACTAGCTTTCACGTCTTTTATATAACAAGTTTGTGTCAATGGAGTAACTGCATATGCACTAGGGTTTTTGTAGTCTGTGCCTTGTCGCTGAGCCATAATGAAAAAGTCTTCATCTCGCGCAGCGTTCGACCCATCAAAAATTCTAATGGACACACTAGACGTCGACACAGAGTTAACATTCAGAATCCTGACATGATTGGACGCGTCAGACACATTTCCAACCACGGACGGTGCGACAGAAAAGAGCCCTGTAACAAAGTTTATGGTGTAGTCTCCCACTCCGTTGTCAGTAATGCTGGCTATAAAATCAATAGACGACTGCTCGACTGATGGTGTGCCGCCGCTAGCTGAGATGTTTGCGCTGAACGTGTTCTCTGTTCCGGTAGATGAGTGAACTACTGCGGCTGTTTCTGATGTCGCAGATATAGATACATGGTGCGTGTCCGTAGAAGATAATGCCCCGCCATCGAAATGTGGACGTAAAACATCAGCAGCACTCATTTTTATACTCACTGACACATCATCAAAATATCCTGCTGCCGAAGTTGTCCCAATAACTAATCTGTCTGCTACCGTTAAGCTAGAAATACCTGTGGTTAACTCAGTGCTGTTTAGCGATATCCCAACATTCCCAGCGGCTCCAAATGCTCCAGTCACGCCTAAATACACGACACATTCTTTATTAGCGGTAATGCTTAGTCCATTAACTGCGCTGTTTGCTATTGTTATTATGCTTCCGGTGTCGTTTGAAACTTCATTCGAATAATATGGTATTTTATTGTTAGTTGAACCGTATCCAGTGACTGTGTTAAATATCGCACCCTCTTGATCTAGTAAATTCTGATAAGTAAACGGATCATCGCTGAATTCAATATCGTCGAAAACGAACAGCTTCCCGTTATTGGCAACGTCAATCGTCGCTCTAAACTGAATCTCTTCGCAACTTGTCGGAATATATGGAACTATCGAGCCAGTAGTTGATACTGATGCAGCGTCTAAAGACAATGTTTCTAGTGTTGCCGAGTTTGTGACATCGTAAATTGATACTGAAATGTCATCGTCATCGCCATCATAAAGATACGGGAAATTAATTCCGCTAGTTTTTCCTCTTGACCTTAATGGTACCTCTACGTTTGGTGAAATTATAAACTCAGTACCAGCACTCGTGGCGTTCGTTAGCTCATAAGAACTATCGCCTGCCAAGGGGTCGGCTGAGTCTAATCCCATTGATGCGTTACTTAAATTTGTTGTATTCCACTCAGCGACTAAATTACTTTCAGGCTTTATTAATGCATAAATTGATGCTGATCCGGCACCACCGCTGCCACCTGTTGAATCAAATGCGCTTGATACTATCACCCAATTGTCATTTGTAGCGTCGCCAACTACTGCTATTGCCTCATCAACGTTTGAAAATGCGTAGCTCGCATCACCATCTATTGTGTCCGACCCATCGGGATTGACGGTCACGCCGTTGGTTAAATCGGTTGCTTTTAAGATGTAATATTTCTTATCGTTATCAGCCAACGCTGGTAGATCAAGATCAACCGCCCCGCTTAGTGACGATGCGCTTATTACATTAGCATCAGTGCCGAGTGTTTTGTCGGCAGTTACCGAAAGAGGCGTTAGGACCAAGTCGTTATCGATTAAAGTTTTGATTGAGTTAAACCATGGCGCAGTAATTGTCTGACCATTTGTTCTTGTAGATAATACGCTCATTATAAGTCCTTTTAGTTTGGATCAACTACACCAGATGGTAAGTAATATTGAATTCTGACTCCAGCAGCTCCGCCAGTTACGCCAGACGCTGCAGCATATCCGCCGCCGCCCCCTGATTGATCAGAAGTTGCGTTCGCGCCATTTGCAACTCCGCCGCCACCGCCGCCTTGTGAATTTTTATCGGCCCCTAGACCTCGCCCGCCACGACCGCTGTACCCTGTTCCGCCTGCCCCGCCAGAAACATAGTTAATACCAGTGTCGTCACTTTCGCGTCCAGCACCACCTTGTCCACCGCACGACCCAACGCCAATTATCGTTGACGCTATAGTAAAGCCGCCACCGTCTCCACCTCCGCCGCCAAGACCCCCGGCGCCACCGGCCAGGCCAGTAAGGACAGAGTTGAAGTCAGCAGTCGTTGAAATAGTTATCGCATAGGAGACGCCTGGAACGACTTGAACCTCTGCAAACGCAGCGCCGCCGCCACCGCCGCCACCATAGTAGTTAGACGTTGATCCTGCCCCGCCTGCCCCGCAGACTAAAACATATGCGGTTGTAACTTCGTCGGGTGCCTCCCATGTATCAGTAGAAGAATACTCTTGCGTCGTTACTGTTCCCTGATTGAGAACTGCTCCCCTGATGTAAACGCTGCTAAACGGGTATGAAGATGTTCCGGCATCGCCCGCCCCTGCCTCTGGAACGCCAGACGCATTTCTAGGTACAATGTCACCAATTAAAGCTTCTTTATATTGGTTAGGGTCGGTAACGTTTATTACTTCGCCGTTCGATTTTGTTACTAGGTTATTTGTGCCCATTATACTTCCCTTAATTTGAAAGTAACCTCTTGCATTTTGAGGTTAACTGTTATTCCTATGATCTTAAATCTTTCGTCTCGATCTATTGTTAGTGAAAATTCTGTGAATGGATATTTGTCTGTTCCATATTTTGCTACACCATAAAGCGGTAATACGTTGTCGCCAATTGCTATGCTTGTAGAAGGATAATCAACGCTGATCTTGTCAAGCTGGTCAAGCTGAATTGTATCAATATCCCATAATCCCTTTAGATCAAACTCTACCTTAGGTATTCCGAACTCACCTATCAAGTTGTCTAGTATTGCTTGCCTGGTAGTGTTATTGGTTACAAAGCCATAAGAAATTTCTTTTTTTCTAACTCCATAATCATCAATAGAGCTTGTGTTTCTTGCGACTAGACTTGTACCTTCCCACGTCCATAAGTTGAAGGTTCTGTTCATTCCGTTTTTGTAGTTTGTTATATTCGCTATATTTTCTATGCCTCTTGGGCTTGCTTGACCATAGAAAGTATAAATTAACTCAGTAGACTCGTCTCTTGATTTAACATAAACAACATCATCTTCTATCACCAGCACTGAATTGGATGCCGCCAAAAGATCGTCCAAAACCTCTTTAACTGTCCCGTTCTCGAAGTCAGAAACATCATCAATCACGAAGTTTAGGTCAGGGTCTATATTGGCTAGGGTGACCGTTAACAATGTTGTTATTTCCGTTTGATCTAGTATGTCAAAAATTGCTTGCTTGACAGTATCGGTATTCACCGGAGCACCGCTTGGTATCTCGACCGCTTCAAATATCGACGCTCTTCCGAGAACATTAAACGTAATTAAATTAGTTTCAACGTTTATGGTTGTTGCCTTGTCTTCTAAAATTCCTTCGTAAAATATTTCTTGTGGACCTAAAATAGCTTCTCCGCAAATTGCCGAGCCTAAAATTGGTTCATATTCGCCAAAAAGCCAGGTTACTCTTACTAGTGTACCTGCCCTTCTATAATTGAACATGCTTGTCAGTGAGCCGACATCATTATAAGAGCCAGATTGATTATTTAGCTTCATTGAGAATGATGAGTTAGTAAAAACGCCAGTATCGAAGTCGCTTCCGTCTAGCTTTTGAGTTATTGACCCGATTGTATCCTCGGAAACATCAGCAGTTACGTCTATAAAATCGTCCTGATATGTTCCATCAGTCTTAAATGGTTTAATAAATACTTTAATAGCTCCCATTATCTAACCACTTCCACTAAATTAAGGGTTTGTTTTGTCCCAAGACTATAAATACCCTTTTGCCATTCAGGCTTATACTCGTCGGTTGGTCGCATCCTGAAAATATCCTTACGCCGATATCCCTTGGCAGCAAAAGTAAATTGATCTTCATCGCCTCCGCATAACCAAACCTCGACACCATTTCTATTCAAGTAAATGTTTTGGACTAACTCTAGATCAGTTGCATCATTGAAATTATCAATTGAAAGCTTGCATTGAAATGACCCAACGCCCTCAGTTAATGAGATTTTCCCAGATAGCATCTTGGTTTTTTTCTTGTTGGTTGAATTGGTCGGAGATTTTATAACAGGAAACCCGCTGAACTGCCCGAATAATTTAGTAATTAGGATTCGCTTAATAAACTTGTCATCATTGGCAGTTTGGGTGCCACTAATCACAATTCTAATAGCTGTCGTATCTACTTCCGTGAATGTAATTTCAGTTACGTCTTCGTCCTCAGCCGTTTCGGTGTGCTTGGTATCGTAGGTGGACCCATTGAATGTTGCTACCGTAAAGCTTTTAAGATTATGACCGACTAATAAAATGCTTGAGACTGGCTGGCTGTCACCAATCGAAATATCAATTTGCGTTCCTGCCGCATCGGTTGAGTCCGTTGTTATCCATGCACTATTGAGATCACGATTCCTCATGTAATCTACAATGTCGGATCCGGTGCTTGTGGCCACCGCGTCTGTAATTGTTATGGCCGCATTGCCGTTCAATAGGTCTACATAATTAGCTTCAAATATTTTGATCCTGCTCATAAGCTGCCCGTCCCTAGTGCTCGTCTTTGAATGACTGTTGCTTCAATTGCATCGCCAAATAAGCTATCATTTATTGTAATGTTTACGTCTAAGCTTTGTCCACCCCCGCCATTCGCTATTTCGAAAAGCTCTGCTTGTTGGCCAGCGTTTAAATACATTTCTCCGGTTTTCGCAGTAACTAATTGATCATCTGGTCCGCTGGTCGCCCCGTTAAACCCACCGATAACACCACCTTCTGCAAATCCTTTGATGCCTGCTAGCTTTCCTGCCTGTGTTGCCATTGCTGCCGCTGCTAATCCGCCGAATATGCCGCCTAAGATTGGTCCACCAACTCCGGTTCCATATCTGTACGCAGAACCTACCGCCACCGGAGTGTCCTGTGCTATTTTTAAAAGACCGTAGGCTTTGCCAGCCGCCGCTAGCGCTCCGAAGTTACTATTGGCAAGAACTTGCATTGAGTTACCAAAGCTCTTTTCGTCGTCTAGTTTCTTCTTTTTAGCAGCCTTATCGATCATTGCCCGTGCTTTTTCGTGCTCGCCTTTGGCCTCTAATTCTGCAGCGTCTCTTAATATCTTGGCCTCTGCTTCCTCTGCAGCCGCTGCCGCGCTGTTAGTAAAAAGCCTCCCCAGAAACCCCTTCTGCCCCTCTTCCTCGGTCCTGTATCCATCAACCGTCAACTGCTTCTTGGCTTCGTTAAATTCTGCAAGCTGGGCTAGTTTTAGTTTCTGAGCCTCTAGCACTCGGGTAGTCTCATTCGCCGCTACTTTTTTCTTGAATTCGTCACTATTTAGATACTCTTCTTTTACTTTCGCGTTATATAGCTCTTGTAATCTAGCGGCCTCTGTTAACATGGCATCAAGATACTTGGTCCCGGAAATACCGAAATAGCCCTTTTTGTTTGCCCTGCTAGCGACCTTTGCATCTTGTTCGGCTAGCTTTATGTTTATTTCGTCGAGGTCTTTCTTTATCTCCGCCGCGCTCTTAGATTCTGCAGCATCAGCAAACATTTTTGCTAAGCCATCCGCCGCGACTTTTGCGCCTTTTGTCAGCTTTAGCAGTGATGGAAGAACTATCTTACCAATTGATTCGGCGATGTCTCCAAGCGTGTTTGTTAATTGGGTCATTGAACCAGAACCTTTGGCAGCGGCTTTAGCGGCTCCGCCAAATTGTTGTTCAAGTTCTTTTAAAATTATTGCCTGCGCTCTTGCAGTGTCTCCGCCAGCCTGATGAGCCTTAATAAGGTCTTTTTGTTGCTTAGTAAACGTGATCCCAACGCGAGACAGCGCCGCAATCCCGGCAGTTGGATCATTCAGTGCCTTTCCTAATTGAATAGCAGAGCTTTTTAAATCTTGCCCCATCGCCTGGGACATGTCTAGCATAGCCTCGGTCGCCCGTGGAAATGTTTCTGAGCCAATATTCCTAAATGTTAACAATAGGCTCTGGCCACCGATGATAGCCTCGTCCCCGAAAGTGGTCACTTCCTGGAGTGCTGACGCCATGTTGAACAGCTCTTGAGACGTTAAGCCAGCCGCATATCCAGTGGCCTTGAGTGCCTGTTTTAGCCCTATCTCAGCCTGCTCCTGCACCTTATATGCGTTGATAACGGCATGAATACCAGCCGCCATTGCAGCGATTCCAACGCCTGCAGCGAGTGCAGCTTGCTTGCCAGTAACGCCTAATTTCTTAGCTTTCTTAGTTGACGTATCTAGGTTCTTGTCTAGTTTGGTTGTGTCAGCTTCGACGCCAATTATAATTTTATCATCAGCCATTCTTAGTCCTTTCAGAAAATGCCTTGGCTATCGCGTCCTCTTTAGACTTATCAAGCGTAGGCTTTTCAGTATTACCAAACTTTCTTTTACCAATAGCTAAAAGTAATTCGTTAACTTCTTTAGTCGTGAGAGATAAAACCTTGTCTTTTGTCCAACTGTATTCACTAGCAAATAGGTCAAAAATTTCGTACCAATTTATTTCTTCTGTTTTTTCACTTTTTTTTTATCCATAACGGGGCGACTAAACCCCATTAGCTCATTAAAAGCGAGTAACATATCTATTTTTTCCATTGGTCGAGTAACTTTTTGAGCTAACTTCTGCCAGCCACCAAACATAACTACACTTGTTTCGCCGTTCTCGTCTGTAGATTCGACCGAGGTAGCAGCGAAAGGTGTTTTATCTTCTAGCTGATTGTAGACTATTCGACATAATGCACTTAGATCGATGTTAGTTTCGTTAAATAACTCTGGTAATCTGTCGCCAAATTCTCTGGTTATAAAAGTTTCATCTAATAAGTTAATGGGTCGTAGTTTATATTCAACGCCCTTTAGTTTAAACTTAATATCTGATACAACATCTTCTAATTTCTTGGTCATATGATCTCACAAGTTAAAGGGGACTTTCATCCCCCTTAGTTTACTTAATCATTCTCGCGCTGAAAACCCCTAATCTATCAGAATCATAACTTGCTTTAGCAGTTATTGACATTTCAGACCAGTCACTTTCAGTAAAAACAATTGGCATCCCTATGCTTTTTAGCTTGAATATGTCCAACTCGAAAATTTCTGATCCAGCGCCAGATCCTTGCTTTTGTGCGTACAAATAACAGCCAAAGTATGGGAATGTATCAGATAGTCCGCCTACAGTTACGCTAGAAACGCTTGTTGCATCTTCAGATACGACGCTAAATTGCGCAGTATGGCCAGTAACGAAGGCTATGGTTCCAGATCCTTTCGTAAATTTGATCCCTGCGAGATTAGCATCTGCTGCGGAGATGTCAATTGATCCGACCTTCAATGTGTCAGAATCAGTTAAAGTAATTCCATCAATGTCGCTTGAAATATAAACGTCAGCGGTATCGGCAGCGGTTGCAACGACAGTGTAAATGCCTGTTGAAAGTCCAGTTGCTGGGCTGGCAATAGAAACGGATGCGATTCCAGTTGTTCCCGAAAGAACGCTTGTTCCGTACTTATTAACCAATGTTCCCGCAGACCCTACGGTCATTGCAGCCACAGACGGCGCCTTTCCCATAAAGATTTCGTATAGAAAATCAGGATATTCTTTTATGGAAAGTGAAAGTTCTGCGGTAATTTTTCCGTCAGCTACATTCCATGGGTACTTGGAAGATCCTGCCGTAAGTTCAATTACTTCTCCCGAAAGTGAAAACTCCCCCGATGCGATAATTGGCGTGTGCCCATAAACTTGTCCTGTCGTAATGTCGTATGGCGCAAAACTGTGGATGCCGAAGACTGTTCTATTACTCATGTTTCCTCCTAATGAAACTCGTTGTATTTTAGTTCAAAATCAACGGTCGTTGTTAAATATTTAATCTTCTCAACCTCAAGAAGCGTTATGCCGCTATCACCTGAAAAATCTACATTTGTTACTGATTGTTTTAAGCTTGGATCTGTTTTTATTGCCTTAACAAGTGCCAGCGATTCAGTGAATAATACCTTTTCGGTTGCTACTCTTGAGGATGACTGAAGATCTGTGTCATATATTCGCTTAGTTAATTTAACCGATACTGATCTTGATGCCGTTACTGCTACATTGTATCCAAGAGCAATTACGTCAGCACTACCAGCAATAACTCCATAACCATTTTTAAGATAAACATCAGTGTTGTCAGTTAGCTCGTATGGATTAGGTAGTATGGTTTTTGTATCATACGCCGTTTCGATAACTGTTCTTATATAAGCTAGTATCTCGTTAATCATCTTATTAGCTTCCCTTGTGATGCTGATCTCTCGCCAGCGTCCGCTCTACCGTCACCATTTAGATCAATAGCTGGCTTAACTGTTTTTAATCGAGCATAAAACTCTTTCTTGGCAGCTTCTTTTTGATCGATATAAGCGTCGCCTAATTCATTAAATATCATTGCAGCTACTTTTTGAACCGCTGCCGGCCGGTAGTCAGTTCTTAAAAGTAATTGGCTATCGTCCTGGATGAGCTCTCTTGACTGCAATTCATTGATGATAATCTCTGAAGCCCTTACATGTTTATTCATATAATCAGTAACGCCAAGAGCTGTCTTTACTCCGGTTGTTGTTAAGTCGTAGAACTCATCTTCTAAGTCTTCGTCCTTGCTAAACAAGCTACCAATCCAATTGATTTCTAACCCGTCAGTAATTCCAGTAAATGTGATTTTAGTCCAATACCTACCAAAGATTCTAATGTCATCGAAATCTGTCGCTGCTGTCATATCGTCGGTGTCTACTCGACTCCATCCCTCGTCTGGGTCCGGTGTCCAATGTAAGAAACCTGATTGCGTTGCGCCATATGTTTCATCGATCTTGTCGGCAACCTCTGAAAATTCTGATCCATCCCATAATTCAATTTTATAAGATCGAGCCGAAGTCTCCGGTGTTGTTATATCGAAATAGATATGATTCATTTTATACAATGAGCTTATATATAAGGCTTTAGTGTCGTCAGCTATCGTGACTGTGTTGCCGTGATAGTCGTTGAGCTCTCTTGTGTGGTCAGTTGTTCCTAATATTATTCTATTCATTTTCGCTCCATGCGCTACCTTTTACTATTTCTAATATTTTAGCATGTGTAAACTTAGTATAACCATACATTGAATTTGGAAATTGCACAGGGAATTTTAATATTGCAATGGCGCCATCTAGAGAATATCTAATGCTGGATGCGTTCATGCACGACTCGCCAACCATATCCTGTGTTATTTCTTCCGTTATTAAGACACAATAAGTTATCATGATATGTCTCCAGCGGAAAAGTTATAAGCCGTCAGATCATAGCTACCGGCGATATCTTCAATTAAGGATGTTGTATCATTATCCGACTCTCCAAACGTCCAATGCGCCAGCACTGTTAATCCGTCAATGTCAGAAATATCTTTATAGTCCCCGGAGTTGTATAGTGCCGATATCTCGCTTGCCGTCATTGCTTCTCTGACAATAAACATGTCAAGCAATTTTGCGCCGGTCCAGTTCGCTATTGCCCTCTCGATTCCAACATAAGCTATCCACGCGTCAACCCCATCTTCAATTGTTGCCGCCGCCGTTGCCTCTGATGTTCCAGACAAGAGCGTTCCATTTTTATAGATCTTTAGTCTGCTGCCCCCTGTCTCTGTTCCGTCATAAACTCCAGTAAATAGATATTCTCCACTAGACGCCGTGCACCCATGCGCACTATAGGTTCCACCCCCGCCGGCCCTGAAATATATAGAGGCGTTGAATCTTAGAAAAGAAACGACATCGGGAGCGACCCCTATTTTGCTAAAGTAGTATTCAAAATCGTCAGCGGTGGCGTCAAAATCAAGCATCACACCAAAAGTAAACGATGATTCGCCGTCAAATATTTCCATGCTTTCGTTTTTTGCATACGTTGTTACGCCGTCGAACTGATAACCAGTATCGTATGTCCACGCCGAGGTTACATCAATTGTAAATTCTTCTTCGTAGTACAGTTCTGTAGTGTTGTTTGTTACCCTAATTGTAACATCGTGAGACCCATCAGCAGAAAAATCAAGGGCTCCGCCAACCTCTAATGTGGTCCCGTCTATTTGGAACTTGCTATCAGCGTCGGTAGTTATTGTATAGGTATGGGTTCCGTCCTCTGCGTCAGTTGCAGACAACGTACCAATCGCAGTGCCAACCGTTGCGGACTCTATAATCGTAGACACTGTTAGCGCGATATCAGTCGGAGACGCATAAACGAAACCATTTGAGGGTGTCGACAAATATGTTGCTATTGTTGTTTCTGTGTAAACGTCATAAGCAGACGAAAATAATGTTGATGGTATGTTTGCCGGGTCTACTGGATATATAACCTTGGTTCCGGCTATATTTTGCGTGAGCTTATATGGATTCTTCTCATGGCATCTGTCCATCATTTCTTGTGTTAGATCAGCCTTCAATATAACATAGTATTTAAGCCACGACATTTGTATCATCCTCTAAAAAACCATTATCCACATCGGATATGTGCTCAAGCATTTGCGCCTCAGTCATAGGCTCATAATATTTTGAAAACAATTCAGCCGGCACGTCTTCACAACTATATTTTAATAAAATCTTCTCGCCATCCGTACTGACTCTTCTGCAGTAGGGGTTATTACACTCGCGCGGCAAAGACTTGTCTAGCATGTCCTGCGTAAGATCGGCCCTGTCAACAACAAAATATCCGGTCATACAACGTCCCCACTGAGATTAGATGAGTCCATATTGTACGAAGTAAGATCATCCGAACCGACGTTATCTGTTATTGTCGGAATCGTATCATTATCAAATCTATACCATGACTGTAAATTAGATGCTGCGCTGTGCTCGCTGTAATCATATACTACACCAGCGTTGTATAACTCCGTTACTTCTGACTGCGTAAGTGCCTTGTCCCAAACTGTTATTTCATCCATGTTTCCGCTGAAAAATCCAAATGAATTATTCCGCTGACCAATATAAAACGGTTGCCCGAAAAGCATTGTTCCGGATAGTGCCCCGCTTGGCGATGTACTGTTTTTAACTGCGTTCTTGTAAACACTTGCACCAGATATATTCGAAGCGCCAGAGTACGTAAAGCAAACAAATTGCCACGACCCTGCAGTCAACACTGTATTAAACGTGTGAGATGTGCTTGTGGTGGCCCGCATTTGAAGATATAACGCGCCAGTAGTTGCATTCGATTGAAGCATATATCCGTTCACGCTTGCGTTAACCGTTGCCTTTGAAAAAAGAATACGAGCCGCTGCAATATTATCTGGCTTTATCCACATACAAATAGAGAAAGCGTTTGCTATGTCATATTTATGTATGTCGCCACCCGATAAATACTCGTCAATTCCATTCATTAACACTGAAGTGGTATTCGGGGTCAAGACCGTTATTGTGAACGCTTGTGATATTGAATATCCAAACTCGTTAACCGTAGTTATTGTGACTAAGTGTGTTCCCTTCGTAACAGAGCTGACCGAATCGCTAAGAATTAAATAGCTGATATCGCCGGATTCTATTGCGAACTTATTGTCTGGGTCGTTTGTTATAGATAACGTTTGCGAAGTAGCAGACGAATCAACGACAGTTATGATGCCAACCCTGTCATCGGCGACAGACCCAGATGATATGCTAGTGCTTGAAAGTTGTATTTCGGTTGGGGCAGCGACTACCTTAATTTTCAAGTAGTAGTCACTCTTGTCACCAGCAGTCATTTCTTGCGCAGACTTTCTCATTGCCTCTAAACCGTGATCTGAAACTGACATCCTTGTCCCTCGTCTAAACTATTATTGGGCCAACTTAACTTACAGTGCTTGGCTCTATTGTAATATCTGCTGGTGAGCTTGAAGCTAATGGGTAATTCTCATAACCCGCTTTAGCTGATCCATCAGTAGCAGTTGCTAAAATACTTCCGGCGCCTGAGTCATCAGTACTTTTTACAGATGCGTCAGTTGAATCGCCAATATCGTCAGCCGTTGCTGTAACCGTTCCGTCACCATTGTCAACAAAAGATATATCCGTTGCGCTAACCGCTGCAAGTAATGACCCGCCAACAATCGCTGTTGTTGCCAAAGAACCCGCTGTAATTGTTCCAACTGTTATGCTCCCCGCTGCGCTATCGTCTGATTTCTTAGTTACTGCATCAGTTACAACGCCAACATTATCAACAACAACTGTTAATGTTCCATCTGAATTATCAGTGAAACTAACGTCAGTTACATTTCCGTTAAGTGCTGTGAAAGCGAGCGTTGCGTTTTGAGCCGCTGTTCCACCCGTTACGATATCAACTTCTATTTGATTATCCGAACCAGTATACAAAGCACCCGTTGGGACTGTTGTATCTGCGTCAATGTCTAAATTAACTGCATAAGATGCATCGCTATCATTGTAGATCATTATGTAATCGCCTTGAGTAGCTGCCGAAGTAGCTGGGAAGGTTAGAACATAAGTCTCTGCTACTGCAGTAGTGTAAGCCAGCGTTGCTTGCTCATCAGATGCGGCATATAAAGCACCCGTTGGTGCAGTTCCGTCGCCGTCAATATCGATAAATGCTGAGACATAATTTCCTGCAGCATTGTAAATGTTTATGTAATCGCCCTGAGTAGCGGAGCCAACCGCTGGCATTGTTACTAAATCGCTTTCTCTTGTTCCGGCTTCAAACTCTAACGCGCCTACCGATTGAGAACCTTTAAATCTGCTCATATGAACTCCTAATCTAAATCCCCAAAGGGCATTTCTTTGTTTAAATCTTCTGGCAAGACAAACCATAAGTGCCATTTCTTTTGTACAAATGTTGGATTGCCTTTAATTTCTACTTTGTAGCCAATGAGCTTATTCAAATATTCAAGGATAGTGTCAGGATTTGAACTACTGATATACCTTAATCTAGTTTGAATTACTTCAGTCATTAGCCACCTAAAAAAGAGGGGCAGCCGAAGCCACCCCGAGCTATTTATTAAACCTCAGAAGGCATAATATATTCTACGAAAAATCGAATCTTACCAGCAGTTAAGTCAGCAACATTGATCAAAAAGTTGAATGCACCAGTAGCAGCATCAGCAACTCTATAAGGAATCATGTGATCGTTTGAGTCATCCCAAAGAAGCGCTCCACCAACAGTAGCGTGGTCCATTACGTAGTTTTCTGTAAAGGTTGCTTCTGCGATTGCTGTTCCTGAGTAACCATCTGTGTCAGAGTTTCCCCACTCTAAAGTAGAGCTAGACCCTGCAATGTTAGTTAAACAATGAGCAGTAACGCCAGTCACTATTGCCCCAACGGGTAATGGTGCTGAGCCAGCCTTGTCGCTAAGAACGATGTTCGAAGCGCTTCCGCCACCGTCTACTGCGAAATCGTAGAGGTATTCTTGTAGTTGTTTTTTATTTCCAATACTCATTATATGCTCCTATTAAGTATTTAAATTTGATGAATAGTTCACGCTTAAACCACAGTATGTAGGGTCTAGCTTTCGACCTCTACATCTGGCCCGCTGGTTTTTCCATGCTTCGTAAGCATATTGAACCCTTGGTGACATTTTTCCTGTGGTTAAAACGTATTGCATCATGATATAGAAACTATCCGTTCGTCGTCTAATTGTTTGATTCCATAAAGAACATCAGCGTTAACTCTAGTTCCACGAACACCGTCAACACCTAGGTCGTACATTGCAATTCTAAGTTGATCTTGAATAGCAATAGTAAGGAATGAAGGATGAAAGAAATAAGAAGTAGTGCTAACAACGTTAGTCATCTTAGGCATGAAACCTGCGATAGGTGTCAAAATTGCGCCACTTGTTAATGGAGAACCTGCTGGAATGAAATCACGGCTGACGAATCCTGTGATATTCAGACAGTCATTTATAGCCGCCGCCCCGAGGACGCAAGATCTGTTATCTTCAGCTACATTAGCAGTGTCAAGAAGTTCTTTTGCTTCTAAAATATCAGCTAGTGCAAGAGTTGTTCCTGAGTCATAAGAAATCTGATGATCTGGAGTAGATGCACTAGGAACGATAGCGGAGATGATGTCAGCCTGAATCTTTTTATTGATAGCGAAAATCATTCTGTCGCGTAATTGGTCCATGAAAGAAAGAGATTGAAGATCAGCTTCTCTAGTGACGATAACGTCTTTGAAAGCTCTTGAATTAATTGTAAGTGCTTGAGATGTAATTGTAACTGCATCAGCATCGCCAGCCGCGCCTTCTGCAAGAAGAGTTGCTTGGTCAAATTCTGGAATAGAAGAAATGTTTACAATGTCACCCATTGCTTGGATTTCTCCGCTGTAGTCTTTGCTAACACTGTCGAAGAATGGAAGTCGATCACGATTAATATCGTAGAATCTTGAACTCCACACTTCTGGGATGATAGCAGCATTAGTAGTCGAATTAGTTAGTTGATTCGCCATGAAAGCTCCTTTTGGTGAGATTAATACCGATCAGAGCCATTCACTTGATAGTTTTTATTATTTCTATACTACATTATATCTAAATTCGTTGCAATGCAAACGTTCTAGCTTTTGCCAAGTCGCCGTTTCATTTCAGCTTGATACGCGGCCTTATCAGTTTTCTCTAATGCAACCAACTCAGCGCCTGTCATTTCTTTGGCGGCTGGTGGTAGTCCCGGATTAGCGTTGTTAACAATTGGAGCCGTTTGGTCAGTAAACCAGTGTGCTCTACTTTCTTTTAATTGCTCAACAAATTCTTTCGCGCCCAAGACATTAGCGTTTCCTGTGCTTGTTGTTTCGACTTGCACAAGGCTATTGTCAATCATTGATATATCAGCAAGGGCGGTTTCCCTGATTCCAAGTTTAATCGCTTCTTGCTCTATTGCAGACATTTTTAAACCGTTAAAATATGATGTTGAGATATTAGTTGCTTTCTCTTCAGCTTGCTCGCGCTTAGTTTTTTCAAGCTCCCATAGTTCCTTGAAATTTTCTTTCTCTTGGAGTTGGGCGGTTTGCATCGCTTCCATATCGGCTTTTAATTTAGCGTTGGTTGCTTCCATATCAGCTATCTTTGACTTATAAAAAGAGGATCCGCTAGCTGGCCTTGGAGGTGTTGGCTCTGCTGGCTCGACAGGTGGCGTTGGTTCAATTGGTTCAGTTGGTGTTACTTGCTCGCTCATTAGTTCTCCTTACGGTTAAATTTCTTCTGTTTCACTTTCATCTAGTATTGACTGGGCCAGTGCAGTGACTTCTTTCATGATGCCAGTTCTTAATGACTCACCCTTTTTGGGAATTGATTGTCGTTTCGGTAGCTTAGTTTTCCTTGATGCTGCCGAGACCTTGTTGTGATTGTCCATCTTCTTTGCTTGAGTAGGATCAAATACGCCTATTTCTAGCCCGCCGTTATATGGTTCGGACGTCATCGAATCCCACATTGCTCCTGTTAACTCAAGATCAGCGGCAAAACTTCCAATAGCAGAACTCTTGATTTTCTTATAATCCTTGCTAAGCCCCTTCCAGTTTTTACCAGTAACAGAACTCTTTTGACCATGAGCATCAGCCTTGATTTTTCTTATAACTAATTCGCCGACCTCTTTCTTTATACGCGCCTTTTCATCAGCACTTAATTTAGAAGAGTCTTCTATAAAGTCACTCAGTCTTAGCTTGAATGTTACCTTGCTGACCATATGTTATTCTTCCGTTTCCATATCGTCGTCCTCTTCCTCTACTTCTTGATTGCCAAATTGCTTAAGTCTTTCACTTGATTCTTTAAGCTTTGTTTCCATTGCTACTCGAATCTTTTCCTTAGCCTCTTCTTCGCTTATATCTGGATTGTCCCGCTTAACTGCGTCGATCATTGAGTCTAATCCTATTGCTAATCGTTTTTCAATTATTTCTAGACGTTCTTTTTCAGTGATGAATGGTTGAGGATCCGCAAACCTAAGTCTGATGTTCATATCTTCGTTTAATTTACCAACGCTTGCGAGTGGCTCACTTAATAGATTTTTACCTAAATAAAGATTGTGCCATTTTGCCATTATTCTAAACAAGCAAGGCTCACCATCTCTATACATTTCTCGTTGATCTTGTATATCGTCCATATTCTCAGCACGCTTAACCATTTCTTGGATACCGCTTGATGTCCCGGTAGCACTTAATTTACTTTGGACGCTGCCTATCTCTAAGTTATTGCTTGATAAAAGATACGCAACATATGTTTCTATCATTGATAAGTGATCCTGAATTGGAGGGCTTGAGGTAGCAAAACCCATCTGTGGAGTTGGGTCGCCGTCTTCCATGTCAAGGGTTATAAATGCGGATGGTCCAACCTTCATGTTTTGAGGAACGCCTTTTCCAAACAAATATCCAATTCCCATACCCTGGTAACGGGCAATATAGAATAAATCAGTTAGTAGGATGTCTAGTAAAATAGCCCCATCGATAATATCTTCACCGCCAACTGCCCAGAAATTGCCATCTTGATCCATTGAGAAATTACAAAATGGTAGCATCCCAATTGGATTTAACAGCTTTTCGTCTTGCTTGCCAGGTAGAATATTCCCCTTATCATCTGTTGTGAAATGGAATTTATTGCTCCACCATACATATTCAGTATGTTCACCGCCTGCGTCATTAGGCGAATCAGCTATGATTTCATTAACGCCGTTGCCATTTCTAAATGATTGTTTATTGTCGCCGTCGTGATAACCGCTCTCACCAACATTGGCGTATCCTGGCCCGTTATCGTTGCTCATATAGCTGAATATATAAACTCTTGCGTCCTCTGGATTGTCAGCGTCTTCGATTACATCATAAAGATAAGGCTGCAAAACTCTTGATTTATATTTGTATTTACCAGTAGCGGCATCAGTATAGGGCATTACCTGAACTAACGCGTTCTTAAATAACTCGGCGTATTTATTGGTTTTCTTCATTGTGCTATTGAAATTTGTTATGTCAACGATGCTGTCTAGTTGCGCTTGGGACGTTTCGTCTTCTAGCACTTCTCTGGTCACGCCGTCTTTATAAACCTGCGCCTTCTTATCGATGATCTTTCTAGCGAATGAAATATTAGCGGCCCTATTAATTACTTCGGCAACGACAGTCTTGTCAGATGATTCATTTTCCATCATTTCAAGTACATACTTCTTTGTGTCATCCTTGAATATATCGTAACGCTTTTTCATTGAGTCTTTGCGCGCTTGATTTTCAGGTGCTTCAATCTCTTTAATCACGGTCGATCTAAAGTTTATATCTAGTATTTCTTCTTCTTGTCTTAGTCTCATATCAATTTACCTCGTTAGGTTGATAGTATTTATTCTATACCGATTCTTTGTTAACAGTCCACTTACAATTTATCACTTAACACTATTAGTTAGTGCGTCCAATTGAGAAGTTATCCCTGTTGCTTGTGAGAGGATATAGATACCAGCAAAGATATGCAAGCCCGTCAACAAGATGCGATAATGACGGATCCGTTTTTTGGTCTAGTTGTCCATGCTTATCCCAAACCAATTGAGTTAAATCTCTTATAAGCTTTTTACATCTAGGGTTTATTCTTATTAATCCAAGCGTAAAGCATCTATTAAGGTTCGCGATCTTGTCAATTACAGCAGGGTTTGTCTTGATTCTGACATCGAAACCGGCTTCTCTTAATATGATAACGTCAGACTTCCCCTTAGTGCTTCTTGCTCTTCCGGTTGAGTCACAAACAACAGCCGCCCCTTGAACGCCTTTTCTTTTTAACTCGTCAGCCTTTTTGAAGGTATCACCACATATCTGTACTTCGTCCCAAACATTAATTCCATGCGCGTGTTGGGCTGCTAAAATATCTGAGTTATATTCAAAGTTAAAATCAGTACCTACCCAGTCGGTCCCATCTAGTCTTATAGAGTCATCGGTTACATGCTCATCTCTGTTGAACGCGTAAACGGCTGCGCCTGAGTTATCTGAATCATATTCGCCATCAAGAAACCTGAGCCGTTCTTTTTTGGGCAGCTTACCAAGCATCTTAAGAAATCCCTCATCGAGATTTTCAAGGTTTGAATTCGGGTTGATTCTTATAGACAAATAATCGCTTACCGCTTCGTCGTCTAATGCTTCCCCGTCAATTGGGTCGATTCCCTGCTCAAATGCCTGATAGTAAGCACTCGTAACGGTCGTTGGGTTTTGAGTATAAAACACTTTCTTGGTAAGTTTGTTTTTCTCTGCGAGTCTTGTCTTGAGTCTTTGCACCGCTACCCACGGAACCTGGTTGCACTCTTCCACTAATATAGAGGAAAATTCAAGGCCCAATAAACGTTCAAGTTTATCGCCGCTGTCTAGTCCTGCGCATCTTATCGTCGAATTATTAGGTAATATTAATCGGTAATTTGTTCGATCCCACCTAACTGGCAAGTCAGGGAATGCCATCGTTAATACTTGCGGGAGCGTTCCCATCCATATTGAATTTTTGCATGAATTAAAAGTATTCCTAACTATAATGTGATCTGACTTGCATTTTGCAGCGCGAACCAGTAGTATGTATACCGCCAAAAGCGACTTGCCGCTCCGCGCACCGCCGAAAAGTAATATATTCTTTGCTTCTGATTGAACTATCCTGCCTATAGCGCTTTTTTGTGCCGGTGTTTTAGTAAATCTATCTGCCATTACGGAAGCATGATTCCACTAGTCAGCTCTCTTGTCTTGACCCTTATAGCAACATCGCAAAACGTCCTTGCAAAGTCATTAACAAGCCCCTCGATAGTTTCCCTCTCCTTAATCACATGATCGGCTTTCTTAATTTGACCTAGAAGATTGCTTTCTAGTATGTGTCGCCTTTCGTGATTCTTTAGAAAGCTTCGAACAGTATCTTTAGGGAATGTGTCATCGATAAACTTATCAACTGACGTGCTGATAATATCTTTAATTTCCATTATACTCTCTCGAAATTAGCTATAAATTGAGATGCTTTAGGATTAACTTTTCTGAGCTCTAATTCATTTGATCGAATGTAGCTAAC